GAACTTTCCAAGATGTTTTTTCTAAAACTATAACAGGGGTAACACGTACGCCATACCAAGAAGGTTACAGGATAGATTCCCCACAACCCGGTGTTGCATGGGAACTTAGGGTTTTGCGTCTTGATGATATTTCTAATAGTGATTTTTTATCTAATGACATTATATTTTCATCTGTAGTAGAATTACAAGATATTAAGATGACTTATGATGACGCAGCGCATGTTGGTCTATTACTAGATTCAGAATCTACGGGCGGTCAAGTTCCACGTAGAAGTTACATAGTTAAAGGTATTAAAGTGTTAGTCCCTAGCAACTATACACCTACCGTTCTTGACGAACAAGGTAACGTTATTTCTAACGCATCTTATAGTGGGACATGGGACGGGCAGTTTAAAGCTGCTAGAGAGTGGTGTGACGATCCTGCTTGGATTTTATTTGACATTCTGACTAACGAAAGATACGGAATGGGAGAGTTTGTAAAAATATCTGACATTGACATTTACAGTTTTTATGATGCATCGCAATATAACACTGAAATTGTACCTGACGGTGATGGTGGATTTGAAAACAGATTTAGATTTAATGCCTCTTTGATGACTCAAGAAGAAAATTTTAAAATGATTCAGACTCTTGCTTCTACTTTTAGATCGCAGGTAATAAACTCTAACGGCATGATAAAAATAGTACAAGATAGACCAAAAGAAGTAGAAGCTATTTTAACTCATTCTAATGTCATAGACGGTAAGTTTGAATACTCTGGAACAGAAATGTCTTCTAGGGCCACTGCCGTTGAAGTTACCTTTAATGATAGTAAGGAGCAATTTTTACCAAGAACCATCATAGAAGAAACAACTTCAGCAAGAATTAACGCTTTTGGATATAACAAAAAAAGCGTAAACGCCGTGGGAGTTACGACAGAATCTCAAGCTAGAAGATTGGCAAGATGGATTCTACTGAGTGGTTTGGAAAACTCAGAAATTGCAACCTTTAAAGTTTCTTTCTCTAATGCATTCTTGGAAGTTGGTGACGTTATAGAGATTGCAGACAACTTTTTCGCTAATACCATAGTTGGTGGAGTTATTACAGCAGAATCCAGTGGTAACGTTCTTGTAGTAAACGTTGATCCTTCTGAAGACCTTTCTACTTCCAACGTGGTAAGGTATATTCTCCCAGACGGAACCGAGGTTACAAGAAACGTTATAAGTGTTACCGATAATCAATTGACACTTGAAAATGGTGTTGACTTAAGTACTTTGGTAAACACACCATACGTTATAACAGGTCTAGTTGTTCCTAGACCTTTCCAAATTATTTCTATCAAAGAAGATGGTGTTGGAGAATATGAGATTGTTGCTGCAAATTACAATGAAAACAAGTTCATTTCTGTAGAAACTGGAGTTGAGTTGGACAACGATTCTCCGTTCCAAACATTCGGTTCAAATGATATTGAAGCTCCGACCGGAGATAATTCTGTTCTTGAATCTTATACCGGTGCTAATGGTGAAACCAAATTACGTTTAACCATTGACTGGTCTGATGTTACAAACCCAAGTCTTGCCTATTACAGAATAAAATACAGAAGAAACGGTGATCAATATTTTTGGTCTAACAACCTTTCTCAGTCTAGATTTGTCATAAACGATGTTGATGAAGGTGTGTATGATTATTCTATATACGCATACAATGTCTTTGGTACACAATCTGCACCTCTGGATGGGTTTATAATAGCCTCTTTCATTGTAGGAGTGCCCGGAGACTCTAGTTTGTTGGCACCACAAAACTTTAGAGTAGACCATCCATCTGGTTCTACTATGGATGATGACAAATGGCAAGGCACTGTTTTAAACTTAACGTGGGACCCAGTCGCCGGAACAGAATCTGATCAGCTACGTGATTACATTGTAAATGTAATAGATATTACCACAGATGATACTATAGCTACTTTAACAGTAGAAGATAACTTTGTATCTTTTAACGATGGTGATATTGCACGTTTTTATTTTGAACAGAACAACGTACCTTTCGATGGTAAACCAAGAACCCCAAGATTTGCAGTTTTTGCTAGGGACAACTCTTTCCAATTGAGTACAAGTACAGGAATAACTGGATTTACAAATGATCCACCATCTGCATTGACAAATGTAACAGCAGTACCCATTTTTGAAGATTACAAAATAACTCACGATGCCTACCTTGAAGAAGAAAATGCAGAGGGTGTTTTCATTCACCATATAGTGGGAACTGATCCTATTGTTCCTAAAATAAACAACCTTCAAAAAGATGATAGAGGAACAATTCACAAAATTGAGGGTGTAGCTGATACTACTTACACCTACGCAATTGCGGCTTACGATTCTTATTCTAAATTCGGATTGAACTATGTTACTGGACAAGTAACAACCCTTCCTGAACTGTCTGTACCCGATCCTGAACCTGATCCAGATAATGTTCTTGGTCTAGTAGTCAGTTCTTCGTTAGAGCAGCTTCCTAATGGTCAGGAAAGGGTACGTCTTAACATACAATGGAATAAAGTTACCGGAGCAAATCAATACGATCTATGGATTGTAGAAACATCTACTAATAACGTTTCTTTGCCTACGGTGAGTCAACCAGATACTGGTAACATTGTTCAATATTCTATGGAAGCCCTTCCTTCAACACAATATACTGTTAGGGTTAGAGCTAGAATTGGTTCTGTTATCGGGGAATGGACAAACATAGTACGTCATACAACAACACAAGACACCGGAGCACCTTCGGCAGTTACTGCATTTAATGCAATAGCAGGATACGAATCTGTTTATCTTACATGGAACAGGCCCAGCGATTCTGATTTAAAAGAATTTGAGATAAAAAGAAGAGTAGGAATAGGTTCATACAACGTGTTCTATACACAAGCTGGAACAAGTAGTTTCTTCTTTGATAATCAAGTAGTTGTTGGTGTTACTTATCAATATAGAATACGTGCTGTTGATACATCCGGAAACACTTCTGTTTGGGTAACTTCTTCTTCTGTTACACCAAGAAACATATTAGCGAATACAATAACAGAAACAGAAATTCAAGATGGAAGTATTACCTCTCCTTTGATAGGGGCTAATGAAATTATAACAACTTCAGCGAACATAGGTACGGCAGTTATTAACAATGCCGCTATGCAAGAAGCTTCTATAGCAACTGCTAATATCCAAAATGCTGCAATAACAAGTGCTAAGTTTAGTAACACCATTCAATCAGATAATTATGTAGCAGGTTCTACAGGATGGAAGATAGAAAGAAACACGGGTTCTGCTGAATTTAACGAGATTACAGCAAGAGGTAGCGTAATTGTAGGAAATACTACTTTAACTAATGTTAGAATATTAGCCAACCATCCTGATTATTTGATATGGGCGGGTAATGGTAATACACTTAATGATGCAAATGGCATATTTTGGGTTAAGAGAGATGGAACTGCTTCTATAGATACAGAAACGTTCGGTATTCCCACTGGTGGTACTACTGTAGATTCTTTTTCTGCCACAAACACTGCCACCGGTGGTTCTACAACAAACTCTTTGACTGCAACATCTTCTAACATTGAAGTTGGCTCTGGTGGTATATCGTTACAATGTAACTTCGAATTTGAAGCTTTGGATCAAAATATACAAACTCCTCAATCATCATGTTCGGGTCCCGGAAATATTAACGGAACAATATCATTACAAAGAAGAATAGCACCATCAGGTTCTTGGTCTACTGTTGCCACGGCTACGGTAAGCGGGGGTGGTAGTGTTGTATGGATTCCTGAAAGTGATCCATCATTAAGTCCGGGAATATGTACAGTAAGAAACAGTACTGATGTTATTAAGCCTTTTGTAGATAATCCAAGTTCTGGTACCTATAACTATAGAGTATTGTTTACTTCTTGGTCAGCACCATTTACAAATGCTGAAGTAAGTAAAAACAAATTTACTGTTACAACTTCAAGCTAACAAACATGTAAATTTAATAAATATATAAAACATAGGAAATATTAGATAAAATGTCAACATTTAAAAGAATACAAGATTTACCATCGATAGATCTTCCATTGACAGGCGCTGAGGTTTTTGAGGTTGAAAGACTTTCACCCGAAGACTCACATAGTATAACTTTCAGTCAGTTGAGAGACGAAATACTTTCTGGTGTTAATACAGACGGAATCACCGTAGATTCTCCAGATATTGATGATATTATCGCATGGGACGGTTCCGATTGGGTTCCAAGAAGTGGTACTTTTACTAACATTAAAGATTTTAAGGATAATCTTGGGGTATCGGATGATACTGCTGCTGTACAGCAATGGGTAAATTATGCTGCCAACAACCAACTTATTGCTTTTATACCCGCTAACACTACTGTTACAATAAAAAATTCTGTAACGTTGCCTGACAATGTAGTAATATTCGGTGGTAATATGTTCACCTCTATTGTTAGAGCTACAAATGATGCAGACGTTTCTATAAAAATGTTCAGAAACACTGACTTTAATAACGGTAATTCCAATATAAAAATATCTAACATGACTATTGACGGTAACGACATTGGATTCAACGATCCCAATGATGGTTCCGTATGCATAGAAATGCAACGTGTCACAAATATACTTTTAGAAAATCTACAGATAATTAAAGGTGGTATTGAAGGAATATATCTAGGGTTTTGTGATAATATATTTGTTAACAATCTATTAGCACACGACAATGGACCTTTTAACTCCGAAGTTGCGTATCTCGGTGATGCATCTGGTATTCACCTAGATGCTTCAACAAATTTTAAAATCCAAAACACCATTTCATACGAAAATGGTTTTCAT